GACGAAGCCAGACTTACTGGATTGATGGAGAAAACAATAGAAAATTTTATACAGAAAAAGAAAGCCGAAAAACCTAAACCACAAGTCTCAATACCTCCACCTAATCATAATCCCCAAGTGGCTCCTCAATACTATCAAACTCCTCAAAATTATAATCCAAGGCAACGCAATGTCTATCCTACTAGACCGGCTAATCAAGCAGGGGCTTTAGATACTCTATTTGGTGTGTACACCAGTAATAATTAAATCTCTTTATATATTATATATGCCTCCTTCTAAAAAAAAGATTGGTAAAATTAAAGAACAAAAAATTAAAAGCAAAGATTTTAAAATTTATGGCGTGAGAAAAGAAGAAGAATTTATGAAAGTAGACCGAGAATTACCGCCACCATATGATACCTTATTTTCAAGTAATGGTTCAGTTACTGGGATATTTGCTCCACCATCATCAGGTAAATCTAATCTAATATCAAACTTAATACTAAGAGATGAATTCTTTAAAGATTTATTTGAAAATGGAGTTTATATTGTTAGTCCTACAATTGACCAAGATATATCTAGTGTACATCTAAAAAGATATTCAGATTTTACATCAACAGAATATTCTGAAGAATTAGTAAAACAAATTATGGACAACGTTATGGGTGGCATGGACCCAGAAGATGCAGATGAAGAACGTGGATTTAGTTGTATAGTCTTAGATGATATCCTTGGGATGATTAAACCACAAAATAGTATCTGTAATAGGTTAGCCAGTACTTGCCGTCATTTAAGGTCAGTGGTTTTCTTTTCATTACAAGCAGTTAAAGGATTACCAGCAACAATCAGATCTAATTTATCTATGACTATAGTTTTCTATCAACCATCTCAAAAACAATATGCTGATATAGTAGAATTACATTCATTGATGGGCGGTGAAGAAAACTTTATTAATTGTTATAAAGAAGCAACCGATAAAAAATACGGATTTTTATTGTGTGATTGGCGTAAGATGCGAATGTTCAAACACGGTGCCGATTTAACAGAACCAGAACTACTATGGGAGATGTATAATAAAGATGGTGTAAGAATTAAAGTAGAAAAAAATGATAATAAAATTGATAATAAAAAAGAAGAAAAAACTGTTATATAAATGCCACAAACTCAAAAAGAAATACAAAAAAGATACCGAGAAAAAAATAAAGAAAAAGAAAGAGAACGACAAAAAAAAAATTACAAAAATAATAAAGAAAAAGTAAAAGGTTATATAAAAAAATATAATAATTCTCCTAGTGGTATAAAAAGTAAATTAATAAGTAAATGGAGGCTTAGAGGTATAATTGACCCAGATTTAGAATCAGTATATGATTATTCTCTAACTCAAACCCATTGTTGGATTTGTGATAAAGAATACAATAAAGATATTAATATGGACCGGAGATGTCTAGACCATGACCACGATTTAATTGACGAACCCAATATTAGATATATATGTTGTAATTATTGTAATCTTATTATTATAAGATAAAAACTAATAATATAATTTCTTACAATATATTATCAAATGTCAGTATCAGACCAACTCGCCCAACAAGCAGCAGGACTACAGCAAGTAGCCGACTTAAAAAAACAAGCAATGCAAAACTATGGTGTAGAACAAGGATTATTTACAGGAGCCAAAACCGCATACGCCACCGGAAAAAAACAGATAGCAGAACTTATAGGACAAGAAAAATCTCAAAAATTAGAATCTATTATCCCACCAGCAGCCTTAGCCGCTAAATACGCTTATAAAAAATATGGTGGAGAAGAATTTGTATCTGGAGCCAAAAAAGCAGTAGGAGAAGGATTAGAATCGGCTGGTAAAAAACTATCAGATGCTGCCGATTCTGCTGGTGAAGCAATTTCTGGAGCAGCCAAACAAGCAGGACAAAGAATATCTCAAGCGTTTTCATCATCAGCACCAGATACAGTAGCAGCCAGGGCAACAGGTACTGCCGAAGAAGATGAGTTTCCAGCCGCTGAAGGGGGAGAAACGGGTTCTTTAGCCCAAGGTTCTGGTAGTCAGGCTGTTAGTGGTGGTGCTAGAAGTGCCGCCAGTACTGCTGGTGACGATGCGGCATCCACAGCAGGAAGAACCGCAGCCACTGCCGCCGAAAAAGAGGCTACTGAAACAGGAGCCTCTGATTTTATGGCTCAAATGGAGGCACAGGGAGCGAAAGCCGCAGCGAGAGTGGCGGCAACTTCTGCCGAAGAAGGTACAGCCATAGCAACTGAATCGGCAATACCTGGCTTTGGAGAAATTGCTATGGCTTTCACCGCATTGGGTATGCTTATCCATGGGATTCATAAAGAACATAAAGAAGAGTTACAAGAAAAAGCAGCCAATATAGTCCCAAAGGCTCCAGACGCTCCTAATTTACCAACTGTTAATTTTGATTCTGCTCCAGTTATTGATTCATCGGCGTTTCACGCTTTATAAATTAAATTATAAAATAATTATATTTTATTATATTATCAAATGTTTAAGCCAAAGTCAGAAGCCATACAAGTTGGAATTGACGTAGTCAAAATCCCATGTCGAAACGGTACAGTTTTTCAAGAGGACTCTATAGTTCGCTTTGATTTACCTAGGTCATTGGGTTTTGCCCAATTGTCCAACGCATATATTGAATGTGAAGTACTTTTAGAAAATCCAGATTTAGCCGAGGCTGCTAGAACTGCTATGCCACCTTGCAGTTTAGAAAGGCAATCTGGTGCCCAAAGTTTAATTAACAGATTGTCTATTAGAAGTTCAGGTAGACTTATAGAACAATTAGAAGGCTACAATGTTATGGCTAATCTTGCCTATAATGCCACTCATACAAGTGGTTCAATGAACAAACGTAGTCGATTAGAAGGTTGTGCCCCATCATATATGATTAATGATTCGCCATGGTATACAACTAATAAATGTGTTTCATCTATAACAAACGCTCAACGTCAAGTTGCTGGTGGTATGACAGCTGGTCTAACAGCCTCATCAGAATGTCTTAAGGCAGTTCGAAGAAAAGTATGTATACCATTAAATACTGGTCTGTTCAACTCACCTCACGCTTTTGGTCTCGCTATGATGCCATTAGAAGTAGAACTTATTTTAGAAAAAGCCCTTAGAGCAATGAGAATCTCAAACTATGGTGACGCAGAAGTCGATGTTGCTGGTACCGTAACAGCTGGAGCCGCTGGTACTTATCAAGCCAGACAGTTAGTTGTGGACGCAAGACGTAGATACAATGGTTTAGGTGGTGCTGACCCAATACCTTCAACTAATGCCACATTAGCCGTACAAGGACAGCAAGAAATGAATATGCTTAATAACTTCCCATATAGAGTTGGTCAAGTTGTCCGACTCAGTGGTGCTGGTACTACACCTGCTAATTATACTATCGGTAGTATTGCTGTTTCAGAAGCAGGGGCAGTCGACCCAGGTCATATTATAGTTCATTTTACAGCAGATATTATTGATGCTGGCAATGCTGGTGGTGCTGCTGTAATGCATCCACTCAATGCCGTAGGCGGAGTATTAGGTGCTAATCCATTTACTTACAGAATCTTTAATCCTCGAATGTGTGTGCCTAAAGTTATCCCTCCTCCAGAAACTGTCAATGCTATGTACAACGCAATGGCAAAGGGTGCCATCTCTCAAGATATAGTTACTTATACAGCCTATGATAATGCTATCCCATCGACTCAGACAACCTCAACAAATATTATATCGGCAGAATTAACCAGAGCAAAAGCCATCTTATCTGTACCTATTAGTCAATCCAATTTAGATGATGTAACAAATTCTAATGCTATATGTGGACAATATTTAGATGCTAATGAGTACTACTTCCAGATTAACAACAAACTAGTACCAGACCGTAATGTACAATTAGCAAGAGAAGCAACTCCTGCTCGACCTGCCCTCAATGTAGATGAGATTATTCGCCCATATAAATTAGGTTCTTGCCCATCTGGCTTTCATATTTTTGAATTAGAAAAGGCTTTAAGGTCTGGAGATATTAGAGTGAAGAATCTTAACTTCGTGACAGCCGATGCTAATGTGGCGGGATTTGCTGCCCAAGAGCCTGGGTCTTGGTGTGTAGGCAGAAGTTTAGCCGCCAATGTGGGTACAAGTATGAATCTAACTGGTAAAACTTGTATCTTATACCTCAATTATCGTGCTACATCCAATATGGTCAAACTTCTTAGAAACTTTGTGGTTCACGTGAGAACCATACAATTTGGACAAGAGGGTGTTCAAGTCTTTTTCTAAATAGACGACAAACTTTATAAATTTTTATGATTTTTTTTATCTTACAATATAATATCAATAATGAATACTTCCAATCTTAGTGATATTAAAAAACGTTTTCTACAACTTCATCCAGTCAATGCCTCGTCTGGTGGACAATATTCTTTTCGTGGTGGTTTACCCATTATAAAATTCGACATCTCAGCATCAGAAATGCCACTACTTTTAGATGGAGGTGAATTAAGAATCTCTGGTAAACTATCCTGCCGTAAAGGTGATGGTACCACTGCTTTAGTAGCAACTGAGAACAACTTTATAGATGGATGGGCAGGTATCAACCAGTTCATAGATATAGTTACTGTTTCAAGCAAACGACTTAACACTGTGATTGAACGTGTATCTCAATACAGTCGTCTAGTACCTTCTTTAACATCAGGATTAAATGACCAATCAGATTATGAAATGTCTTTAGCCCATGGGGACCTTCAACACTCTACTATCCCACTTACAAGACACGGTATCTCTGCCTTAAATGCTTTTAATGATTCAGGAGCCGTTGCCGCTGGCGCACAGAAGGGTCAAGACTTCTCTTGCCAATTATATACTGGTGTTTTACAATCTGGTCAAATGATTGATTTATCTAATTCGTCAGGTGTTGGTGGATTAGTTATAGAAATTTTACTTAAGAGCGATGCTAATTGTGTCTTCGGATCCAATGCCGCTACTGACCAGGCTACTTACAACCTTTCAGACTTAGTGCTTACAGTACCAGTTTATGAAATGCATGGTGGCTCTGCTCAAGCCAGACAATCTCAAGTCAATGCCTTTTCATTCAATTCGTGGCAATCAATGTTTCAGACTATCAACTCTTCTACCAGTGTTGTTGCTTTTACTCCTGGTCTTAGCCGAGTTGCTGGTGTAGTATCTAATTATATAACCGCCAGTGATTTAGGTAATCAGAACTTTAATGCTTGTAGGTTAGGTAATATTGGTGAACTTCAAGCAGTTAGATGGGCAAAGAATGGTGCCTTGTTCCCACTTAATTTCAGGGCTGAAACTGTAGAACAACAGAATAACAATACCGCAAAACAATTGGTTACAGATAACGCATCCAATCACATTTACTCTGTACGTGCTGAACCTCTCCGATATGGATTAGAAGCCGTATCTACTGACCGTGATGCTTTAAACCATAAGTGTATGAATGCCTACTCTGGATGGTCTGCTGGTTGTATTGACCGTGACCAAAACGCAGGTCGTGACGGTATAAGTCCTGGTTCTGCTAATACTTTATCTATACTTTACGATGCCTACGGGGCTGGTGTAAACTTTTCAAATACAGTCTGGTCTTCAGAAATCAATATCAGTGGTCAGAACCAATTGAGGGTAAATGATAGACCTACAGTACTAGCAAATAACTTAGATGGTACAGCCGCGACAGCCCAGGCGATTGTTATGTATTTCTTATCTAAAAATACTATAATGATGAGTTCTCAAGGCATCGACATGCAACGGTAGAATTAAACTTTATAAAGTAAATTTTCATAAATAATAATCTTATTATAAGTTATCAAATATGTCTTATAATAACGCCAACCCAAACGCTGATAATATTACAAATAATCCTTTATCCGACCAATCTCCAATTGGAGTACCAGATATTCTTACCATTGGACAACCCTTAGATAGAGTTGTGGATGTAGAAATTGAAACTAATCTTTTAGACCCAGTGAGTCATAATTTTACTAGTGCTGGTGGTAGAACAACTTGGGTATTCCCAGCCAAAGGTGTTTTAGATAACCGCAATGCCGCTGTAGTTTTTGAACTTAATGGTGGTGGTGCCAACTTTGAATATGCTTATCCTTTCTCAGTTGGTGGTCTTGCCTGTATTGAACGATGTACTCTTAGATGTGGTGGTAACATTATATCGCAAGTTGACGGATCCAACTTATATTCTATGGTTAAATCTAAATTTAAATATTCTGCCGATGAACAAGTAGGTATTTTAGACGTTCGTCATAAATCATCTAGTGAAGTAAAAAATCGTATTGCCCCAGCAACTTTAGCCACAGGTTCGGGTGACCAATCATTTCATCAATTATATAATCCAACATGTGACCAACCTAATTCTTTTGGTAAAGGTTACAACGCCCTTGCTGCTAATGGTCATTTACCACAACAGAACAAATGTTTAGTTACAACTGCTAATGCTGGTACTGGACCAGAAGTTGTGATTAGATTAAGAGATATTTTCGAATTCTTTGACCAGCCTAACAGACTGCCCCTTTTTGCTATGGCTCAGGTAGAATTAGAAATTGAATGGGCATCTGGCGGTACTGCTGGTGTTACTGGTAATGATATTAATGACTCAGTCGTTATCCAAGCAGGTCAGTCAGGAGAACCAGATGCTGGTATACCTTCTACTCCTGCCTTAAGAAATGTTGCTGGTGTAATTGGTATGAATGGTACACCAACTCTTATGTTAGATTATATCTTATATGATGAACCAGAACGGGCTCAAATACAGGCAGTGATTAACTCACCACAAGGTATGAACTTATCATTTATTGAAACAATTAGAACCAAGGGAGTATCACCACAAGCCTCGGCGGCAACCATAGCGGCGGCTGCTGGTACAACTGAGGTTATCAATTCTAATCACATCCTTGGTATGGCTGGTAAAGAAGTCCACTCAATGTGCGTTCTCAAATCTTACGATGTGAAATCAGGTCAAGGTTTGACTGAACGTGCCAGTGTTACTAATGGTGTCAATACTCATTTGAATGTTCTTCTCAACCAGTTTAAATCTCAACAGATGATTGGTGAAAAATATAATTTCATAATTAACAACAACCGATTATATGATAAAGATGTCGACAATGCCGCGGTACAATATAATTATCTCACACAAGTTGGTGGTAATTACAATACAGTTGGTGCTTACTACAATACAATGAACTACAATGCTGATAAATGTAAAGAACTCTTAGATGCTTCTTGGAATGGCAAGGCTGCTGTGGCAACCGATGGAGTAGGTGGCGGTGTAAATGGTCGTACAAAGCGATACCTTGCTGGTTCAAACCATGTTATCGGTTTATCATTAGAAAAAATGCGTGGTATTGGTCCAGTACCTGGCAATGGTCAGCGTATCAGTACCGCCCCAATTGAGTTCAATTACAGTCGTGTCGCCGTGAAACAAAACGGTGCCGCCGATGACTTATGTGGTGCAGTAGACTTAACATTCTATATTAACTACAGAAAGAGTTTAACCATTCAGGCTAATGGTGTGTCGGTTAACGACGCTTAAGATACTCAGAAAAAAAAATTGATTTTATGTTACCCCAGATTTTTTATTACATTATGACCAGATTTCACAACCAAATGAAAGAAGCCAGAAAAGCAGACGACGGAAGAACTATTAGAGATGATGAAACTTGGACACTTGAAGATTATCGAGATTTTATGTTTTGTGTAGAAAAAGGATATTTGGTTCAAAAAGAATCGAGTACTTTATTTATGATTAACCCAGAATGGGAGGGAGATGATATTTATGCCGAAGCGTTTGGAGATATGAAATGTGAAGATTGTGGTGACGAAGGTTCGGTTAGTGGAAGCCCAGATGGCAAACTATGCCCAGATTGTTACGACGAAAAAGAAGAAGAAGAAGAAGATGTAATAGATCACGAGTCGGACATAGAAGATGAAGGGTATAGTACAGAATGAGTAGGTTAACGACGCTTAAGAAAGATTAAATTGATTTATTTTTTATTTGTATTAATTATATGATAGTAATCTTATTTTCTATATTTATTGTTACTACTATATTAGTATTCGGTGGATTGTACTGTTGGTCTCGTTGCTGGTACTTAGATTTGTAGTAACAGACTTTTTTTTTTTTTAATTTTGTAATTAGAATATTTGAAAATATTTAATTAGAATTTTATTTAGATCTAATTTATCTTACTACAGATTACAAACCAGTCTG